ACCAAAAATTGGCAACACTCAATGGGTTTGGTATCCTCAGAAAACTCAATGTGCCCAAGGTCGTCTTGATTTTTTAAACTCACAAGCTTATTACAAGACTCTAAATTGGCAAACATATGGTAACTTGAGACCATCATTCGTGTCAAATCCTCGTCAAGCTTACACGTCTTTCCCAGCATCAAGATATCCAGCGGGAGTAAGACCGGCGACATTTAACGGAAACTTTAACTCAAATTAAACTTGATTTTCAGCAGTTGATAAAGGTGAAGTCTGTCGTTTATTCCAATAATGACACGCTGTAACACACCCGCAATAAACTATTGCAACAGCAAAAGCTGCAGCTAATGCAATAAAAGTTGCAAACAAAACTAATCCCCAAAATTCAGTCATATTGTTTTATTTTTCCATTAAATTATTGACACTTATTTGAAATCATTTTTTATTTTATATTTAAAATAAAATAAAAATATTATAAAACTAATTTGTTAAATATTTTTTACATACCAATTTAAAGCAAAATCATTTGAACCACCACTAGCTTGCAATCCAAGACGAGAGAAAGAATTGCTGCAAGGATATTGAGGTGAGCACACAGTAGAGTGGAGCAACTTTGCACGCCTGTTAGCAATGCTAGACGCACCGACTCCGGCACCAGGTACATATTTATTATTCACATTCTGTGGCTGATTAGCAATAGCCCCTAAAGAAAAAACGCGATGATTGCCACCACCACCACTTCGTTTGTAGTTAAAACCTCCTCTTCCAACCCAATAACTTCCGTTAGGCATTCTTAAATTAGACAAATATTAATAATTTCTATTCAACTCTTAATATTTGTTAGGATTTTTGGCTCAACCTTTCCCAAAGGTTGATTTACGAGATCTTTCTAGTAGGAATCTCAGAGCACACAAGGTAAATTGAGTTCTCAGTAATAATAATATACTCAGTTCCACTCTTGTAAAATTTGGCAATAGGTGAGGTGTACTCATCCTCAGACTTGACTAACAACTTTTCTCCGGTTTCCTTAACACCGACAAGAGCCTTCTTGTCAAGTGAGGCAGACCAATAATCCAACATAATTGGCTTATCTTCAACGATGCCCAATTTTGCGGCATGCTTTAAAGTGATGTCACTGGGCAATCTATAACTAGAAGCTTCGGTTTTAGCTTGTTCTGCAGACATATTTATATAATAGAAATTTTAAAAGTCTTTAAATACTAATAATAAAAAACTATTTTTAATTTAAATGTTTCAATATAATATTACTAAATGGAAACAAATGTCGCAAATTCACATTATTCATTAAATAATTCCGAAAATTATAAAACGATAATAACTGACTCCATAAATGATATCATTGAAAAATATTACTTATTAGTTAATGAATACATGAATTTTATTACAGACAATATTGCTTTTAAAAATGTCTCATATACTAAATTTATTATTGAGAGAGGTCTGGAAACCATAACACACGTGTTTAGCATTTTATTATATTATACAAGAAATTTAGATGTAGCGTATTTTCACGGACAAAAAGCGTTTTATTTTTATGTAGAGTTTATTGGACAGATTTCCGAAGATAAACATTCATTTTTACAACTAAGTTCTCGCGATGCATCCATGTTTGTTTATAAAAAAACAATCTTTGAATTAAATTGTGATATTCGCAAAACAACTGAACCATTGTCTGACAATAACAATGAAAAACTTGATATGTTAAATTTAAACATAGCTATTTTAAAAAACATTTTTGGGTATGTCTTAGAAAAAGAACAAAAAATGATAAAACACATTGACTTTATTACAAATGAAATAGTAAAAGCAAAATTAAATAAAACAGGGTATAATTTAATAGAAGTCTTTGCCAATTTAATGAAAAAGGATGTCCCAATTAATAAATATTTTGAGATAATGAATTTATTCGTCGTTAAGTATTCAAAAATGAAACCTGAAACACAATATAATATTGCAGAAACTCAAATAAAAAATAAACTGAACAATCCTTTATGTGAACAAAAAATAACTGAACCCACTGCAAATTTTGTTAAATGGATTCTAGCTTAAAATTCATAACAAAAAATATATTTTGTTTATATATAAATGTTTAATTTAACGCAAAATAAAAATAATTATATCCAAGTTATAATTACAATTATTGGTGGTTTTCTTGGTGCACTCATACCAAACAAGCTATCAAATATTCCCCATTTATTAATGTCTGTTATTATTGGGTCTCTTCTAAGTAAAACAATTTATGGAGATTTTGATGTTGGTTATCAATGGTCATTGAGCGATATATATTACTGGTTTATTACAATACTTGAATCCCTCGTTGGTGGTTTTCTAGCCCTATATATAAAAAAACAGTCAAAATAAAATTAATGCGGCCACACTATCTTCTGTTATGCAGTTGGTGTTTGAATGGAAATTTGAATGTTCTTTCGTCTAACTTTTTTCTTTTTATCTTTAACAATCTTGTTCTCGCTTGTTATCACTTTTTGGTTAATTTTATGAAACTCCTTTTCCAATAGAACCTTCAAATACTCATAAATTATGTAGAGTACATCCTCATTGCACATGCCGACAATGAGAATACTTCCAGTTCTGAAAATCATAAAAGACACTTCTACAATTTTCTTATTTTTATTCTTTTTTCCATTTTCATCCTTAGCATTGTCCTTTGCATCCGCCGGTTGAACTCCTGTTTGCTCCTTAAGGTCCTCATTATAATAAAACTTGCATTGAATGCCAGGATATGAACAAGGGTCATAAATACATTGAATATTATATTTAAATTTGAGAATATCAAACAATGCCTCGCGATTTATATAATAACCACAATTAAAATTTGAATTAATTAACACCGTATCACTCTTTTGTAAATACTCAAGTTTCTCTGTTACATGTGGTTGCAAAGTAACAATAATGTTCTTCAAAACAGTTTCAAATATGTGATCATTTTGAATTCCTGGAATTTCCAATTTGCCAGTGTTAAAAACTTTAATGTGAAATTCCTTAAAAGTATCTTGAATTTTAATCCGAAGAATCATAACAAAACAGTTATAAAATGCACTCTTCTTCTTGCAGCGATAACTCATAATATCTTTCTTAGAAATTCCTACACTAATTTTTCTAATATCCTTGAATTTAATACGACCATTTGGATTATTAATGCTAGTAATAACCTGTTCTTCATAATGATTTTCATTTATCAAGTTTTCTTGAACACTATCAAGTTCTTCTTGTGTAAGAGAATTAAACTTCATTTGCTTCTTAATGACGCCATTTTGCGGTGTTGCATAAGATATAACTGGAACTTTCCAGAATACATCCCTCAAATTAATTTCGCGATTTAAATACGCAATTTTTGACTTTGTTGAAATGTAAATCTCAGAAGATTTAGGAGCTTCTATAATAAAGCCCATTTCGGAAACTATTTCTCCATTCACATTTGAACTAACTTCATTTTCGCTATCAACCTCATCAAAGTCGTAGTCGGGTGACAGAAAGTTTTCCCATTCATCATCAATAGTTAAGGACATAGTTGCCATAACAATATTCCCAAGGTTGGCTTTAAATTCTTTAAATTAAATTTATGTCAATTTTATTTTGTAATATTAGAATATAAATGATTGGTTGTAAAGTGCACATCATCCATGAAAGGAGTAATATCATTCCTATTTCAAAAAACTTATCTACATGTAGCAAGGGTTCAAGCAGCAATAATATTGCCTATGATTTAAAGCAAAGTTGCTTTGATCCTTCAAAAAGTTCACCACCAAATGAATTCATGACAAAACTCCGCCAAAGGATGAGCCTTTACGAATCTTTAGGAACAAATGACTTTAACCTAGATAAAGCATAATATATATAATTAGAATTTTTAAATTCCTGATTGTGCATAATATTTTCTATAAAATTAAGAAGATCACACGTAATTAAGTGTTGTTTATTACGAATAATATAATTTAAATAGTCCTTAATTATATTTTTTTTATCAATATTGTAATTTATACTAATGTCTTGAATATATGAATCTAATGATACAAGTTTCTCTCGTTTAATAAAATAACTATGCAATTTTTCCCACACTGTTGCATCTATAATGTTAAAATGACTATCAACAACATTTTGATTTGATTGCATAAAATTAATCATACTACGCATATCTGAACCATATAAATTTTGAATAAGCTTTATAGAACCTTCTGACATATTTAGCCCTTCTTTTTCAGATATATTTTTAAGAAAAATAATAATATCATTCTTAGGCAATTGATTAAACCGCAATCTTAGAAATTCATTTTGCAATCCTTCATCAATTCGGCTAATGTAATTACATATTAAACAAAATCTCACAGAACTTGAATAATTCTGGATTAAATAATGCAAAGCTTGTTGTGCATTTTTTGTCATATAATCTACTTCATCTAAGATAACAAATTTCATGCCTTTGCTAAAAAGTGTTTTTGAATTCACAAATTGACTTATTTGGTTGCGTATAATATCAACTCCTCTATCATTTGATGCATTCAGAGTAATTGTTAATTCTGAAGATTTTTGATTGTGTTTTTTGTGATACTCGTTTATTAATATCATAACGCTTGAAGTTTTCCCCGTTCCAGGTGGACCATATAGCAACAAATGTGGAAAATATGAGGTCTCAATAATATTTTTCATAATTAATTTATTTAATGGGTCTAACACTACATCCTCAAAGTTATTGGGCCTATAAGATTCAACCCATGGAATACTGCTCATTCTATAAACTACTCTTTAGTTTTTATATTTTATTTGATTTTATTTATTATATTTTAGTTTTATTATTTTTGGGCTTTTAAAGAAAAGAATTGAAATTTATTAATTGAGTTATATTAATGAACAACCAAACAAAAATGACACAATCCACTGGTCAACTTGATTTATATTTAGGTCCAATGTATTCTGGTAAGACCTCCAAACTTCTTGAAATATACAAGCAATGTTCCTTTTGTAATATTTCAGTTGCAGTTGTAAATCATGGTTCAGACACTAGATATCACGAATCTATGCTTTCTACGCACGATAAGGTAATGATTCCATGCATTCAAACCCAACGTTTAGGAGATATTTGGGCAAACAGAAATATTGATAATCCTTTTGATGAAAACTCTAGTAATCATTTGAAGATTCGTTCAGCAGAAGTAATACTAATTAATGAAGGACAATTCTTTGATGACCTTTATGAATGTGTTTTTGATATGTTGAAGGAAAAGAAACGGGTGTGTGTTGCAGGATTAGATGGTGATTTTCAAAGAAATAAATTTGGTCAAATGTTAGACCTGATTCCAATGTGCGATTCTGTTACTAAACTAACATCTTTGTGCTCTATTTGCAAAAATGGCATTCCTGGAATATTCTCACTACGTTTGTCAAAAGAAACAAAACAAATGCTAATAGGGTCTGATAACTACATTCCAGTGTGCAGATTTTGTTATGATAAAAATTCTAAATAAAATAGAAAAAATGCGTTAAACAATTATTAAAACAATTTAAATTGGATATAATAGAATACAGTATACTATAAAAATGAGCAAAGTTGCGGTAGATGTAGTAAAGCCCAAGCGAGGGCGTAAATCTAAAAAAGATATTTTAGCTAGTCAAGAACTGGCAAAAAATTCTGTAATAGAAACTAAACCAACTGTTCAAATTGAAAATAATATTGAACTTCAAATATCAAATCAACTTAAATACGATACACCACCAGAAGATGCAGAAGATGCAGAAGATAGTATTGAAAATTTTTTGCCGACCGGAACAGAAGATGAAAATGTAGTAGTAAAGCCCCCTCCAAAAAAACGTGGAAGAAAACCCAAGGGCGGTAAGATTATTCAACAAACGCTGCCGGTTGTTGAACAAAAGGAAAGCAAGCCAAATATTATTTTGCATTTAAAGTGTTCTTTAAAAGATTTGCAATCATCTGGAGATTATAATGCAAATTTTACTTGTTCAAATATTGATTCTTTTCAATTTGCAGGTGCAAATGATTTGTCTTATGAAATAATTAATAAACCAGATGATTCATTTTTGAAAACTTTAAACTCGGATAATTCTATTAATACTACTAATATTGCAAGTATATCAAATATTTCTTATAACGATGTACACGACGACGATGCCTGCGAAACAAAAGAAATATGGAGAAAGCTTAAAATACTAGAACACAATCTCCATATTAACAATGTTTCAGATAAAAAATCAGCATGTTTTTGGTGTTCTTATGATTTTGATAACCCGCCTATTTATATTCCAAAACATTATATTAAAGACTCTTATCAAGTTTACGGGTGTTTTTGCAGCCCAGAATGTGCTGTTGCTCATTTAATGGAGGAAAATGTTGACAGTTCAACAAAGTTTGAGAGATATTATTTAATTAACCACATTTATTCTAAGATTTATCAATATTCTAAGAATATTAAGCCCGCACCAAATCCCCATTATATGTTGGACAAGTATTATGGAAATTTGTCTATTCAAGAATATCGTTCTTTATTGAAATCTGAAAGATTATTTTTAATTGTGGATAAACCTTTAACAAGAATATTGCCAGAATTTCACGAAGATAATGACGATTTTATTATTAATAACAAGATTATTCCGTCAAACAATTTTCAATTGAAAAAGAGATTACAAAAGAAACAACAAACTAAGAATAATATATTGAACGAAAAGTTTGGTATATCTTCATCGTAATTGTTTTAATAAATGTTGCAAGTTTTTTTATTATTATAGTATATGAACTATTATAACAATAAAATAAATGATGAACAACTTTTGCATTTGGAGGAATATAATAAACCATCAGAACATTCTAAAAACAAAAAATACAAGGTTTTAATAAACATTCAACCACCATATATTGTTGATAAGGGGAATGGTAAGTACACAGGGTTAATTTATGATGCGTGGGATAAAGTTAAAGATGAAATGGTTGGATATACTTTTGAGGAGACCTTCTATAAAGCCAAAAATAATACAGAATTTATTGATAAGGTTAACAATGATGATTATGATTTAGGAATAGGGTGTATTGCAAGTGATTATGACCGCGTAAAAAAAATTTTTATTACTCGTCCAATACTAATGAACCGTTGCGTTATTTTGTTTAAAGATAAGCGCCTTTTTTTAACCGAAGTTATAAAATTTTTCTTTATATATTTCATTCCTTTCTTTATTGCAATTATATTGGTATCCTTGATACTTGGTTACATTATGGCAAAAAGAACAGGTCAAAAACTTGATGTTTCTAGGGTTATTGCTCTAACAACAGCATCTTTATTTGGTTCAAAAGGTACATTACTTAGTGCGGTTACTTTAAATACATCAAGTATTTTAATCATTTTACTTATTTTGATTATTTCAACATTTGCTCTGCAATTATTGCAAGCCATTATTACAAATATATTGGCACAAGCTTATGTTGAAAGTGAAATAACGCGAAGCAGAGTTCAAGTTGCTCGTTTAATTGGCGTAAAAGGCAGTAATGTTCCTGAATTATTTGAAACAAATTATGGATGTAAAATAATTTATTTTGACGGTAACTTGGAAGAGGCTATTAAGCAATATCTAAGTAACACTAATGCAGCAGATGGTGTTGTTGCAAATAGTGCAGAAGCCCTTTATTATGCACCAAAATATGGATTAAATATAACAAAACAATATTTTAGTTTAAATGAGCATGGTTGGGTTGTTAATTTTAAGACTCCTGAATTGTTGCAACCATTAAATGAAGGTATTAGAAAGGTTCTTGACACAGATACTATGAGAAAATTGTGCTCATCTTATCTTGGTTCCGACGAAGCATACATGTGCGTTTTTTAAGCATTATTTCGTTTTATTTCTTCTGTTAATTTTTCACCTTGTTTAACATTATATGCTTTCATTGAGTCATCCAACTTTGACCTCAACTGTCGGTATATTTCTTGATTAACTGACTTTTTTACCAAAGGCTTTTTATCAGGAATTCCCATATAAGTTTTAATTACTTTTATTTCATTTCCCTCATAGGCTATTAATTTTTCTCTCGCAACAGTTTCATCATAATCAGTTTGTCTTAATATCATTTGAATCTTCTCGGTCATGTCAGGTATGTCAATCGTGTCAGATTTACATGTTATAGTAATATTATCCATGTTATACATAATGATTAAATATTTTTTAAATCATATTAAACGAAATTTACTAATATAAAGTATCTAAGTGTAATGTCAGAATTGCCTACAATTATTGATGTCCAACCTATTTTAAATGAGGTAAGTATTGCTGTTAGTAACGGCATTCGTGATATAATTTATAAACACAATTATTCACACTTGACTAGAGAATTAGAAAAATGTAAAGCAGAAATGGAACATTATAAGAGAGAATTGGAGAACCTTCAAAAAAATAATATCCGACTCAACATTTCAAGGGAAAACATTTCGCTCAATATTGAAGAAATGTCTGACTCGCAAAGCGTTGATAATGATTGCACAGTTGAAAAGATTTTGCTGCAAAATGAGATTACTTCAAAGAATGAACGCCTTTCTCTTTCAACTCCAAGCGAAGAAGAGGAAGAAGAAGAGGAAGAGGATGAAGAGGATGAAGAGGATGAAGAGGATGAAGAGGATAAAGAGGATGAAGATGTATGGAAATGCAATTATTGCCACAATAATAACAAAATTTCAGAACAAACGTGTGCAAAATGTTCTGTTTCAAGAACAACCTCTGCTAACTTTGGCGTAGAACAAGCTGAGAAAAAGTTGAAAGAATTAGAGGAAGAGGAGGAAGAGGAAGAGGAAGATGAAGAGGAAAATGAAGAGGAAGAGGAAGAGGAAGAGGAAGAGGAAGAGGAAGAGGAAGAGAAGGAGGAGGAGGAAGAGGAAGAGGAAGATGAAATGGACACTGAGGCTGAATCTGATGCTGCGTCTAAGGAAGATGCAAGCAACGTAGAAGAGGAGGAAGAGGTTTTTGAGATTGAAATAGAAGATATTACATATTTTGCTACTAATGAAGAGAATGGCCCCATTTACGCAGTGGATGAATATGGTGAACCTGGAAATAAAGTTGGACATTTAAAGGACGGTGAACCATTTTTTTATTAGTATAATATAAGTTAATATGTTCAAATTGTGTGCCCCCGCATTAATATATGTTGTGTTTTCTCTTGCTCAAATATTAATTGACGCGTTTAAAGGTCTTTACAACACAGCTTTTATGAAATTTGTTGTTGCAATACTTGTTACACTTTTGTTGAATGGTTTGTGTGATGGTGGTTTAGGGGTTATTTCATGGATTATTGTGTTTATTCCATTTATTTTAATGACATTTGTTGTAGCAATGTTGTTATATATTTTTGGAATGAATGCAGCAATAGGTGCAGCAACTCCTGATAAAAACCCCCAACCTCAACCTCAAGATAAAACTCCACCTGTATCAGAAAAAACATATTTGACATTTTTCCCAAACCGGTCAACGTCTCCCGCATATGAAAGCTTTACTCAGTAACCCCACAAGTATATAAATAAAACGATTTAAATATTTATATACTATTTAACTACGGCAATGCTAGTAATAAATATTCTTATCTATGGTCTTGGAGCACATGTGTTTTTTTCATCAGTTTGTCCAAATAAATATCACATAGCCCTACTTAACCTATCATTTTATCTTATATTGATCTATACCTATATTGAGATTTATGTAAAGAAAGCATATTATCATCCACATATGACACAAATTCGCGAATTTATTGAAAATGCAAAAAAGAAAAAAGATATAGAAATAATTAAATTTAATGAAGTTATTGCATCAACAGACAAGAATAACGTTCAAATTCATCAACTATTGCTATATGATTTTATAATATTTTCGGATTACGATGGTGCAAAAGCACTGTCACAAAAAGTAAACAAGATTCTTTACTTTGGATTTGACAATTTTCCATTTACATATTGTTATAATGTTTGCAAGTTTTCTTTTATTTCATTTAGTGTAAAATTGGTTGTAAATTGCAAAGAACAATCTTATCCAATTAAATTGTCCAGCGACCTAGAGAATTATTATGTAATTGGAAATAAAATTAATAGACTGCTTATTTCTTACTTGTTAAAGAAGCAATGTGGAATTGTATGCGACGAGTTAGAGGGAAAATATGTATTGGAGTTGATTGACCACAATGTTAATATGATATCGCTTTCGGAGAAAGACGAAATTGTATTGAATGAAAAGGATTATAAAGTAATTCCTTTTTTGTATATAGATTCAACTAATATGACCGTAAGAGAGGTTGAACAGTTGTGCACCAAATATCCATCGTTTAATAATGTTGCAGATAGCAAGATAATTAATGATTCAAAAATAGAATCTGATAGTATGCCAGAATAATATGAAATTTGTAAAACGATATAAAAAAAAATTGATAGATATATTATAAATGGTAACTCCGCAAACCACAATGGAAACAGATACACAAAGTAATGAACATCACAAACTTGCAAATAAGTGGACTATGTGGGCACACTTGCCTCATGATACCGACTGGAGCATTGGAAGTTATAAGAAGATTTATACAATGGGGACTGTAGAGGAAGCAATTGCACTTACTGAAACTTTGCCCGATGTTCTAGTAAAAAACTGCATGTTGTTTCTTATGAAGGATGGCGTTAAGCCTATCTGGGAAGACCCAAAGAATCGTGCGGGCGGTTGTTTCTCTTATAAGATTCCAAATAAGTGTGTTTATGAAGTTTGGAAGGATCTTAGTTATGTTCTTGTGGGCGAGTCAATTAGTTCACAATTGTCATTTGTTACCAATGTGACCGGAATTACCATTTCACCAAAAAAGAATTTCTGTATTATAAAAATTTGGATGTCAAACTGTGCTAATCAAAACCCAAGTATTGTTACTGGAGATGTCAAAGGTATGACGTCTAATGGTTGTTTATTTAAAAAGCATACACCCGAGTATTAAAGGAGACAAATTATCTTTATAAAAAAATAAATATAAATGTATATTTATTTTTTACTTATAAATGAATGTAGAATTGAATAAAGAGATTTACCAAGTAAATTCCAATGAGTTCAATAAAATTATTCACAATGAATACAATAACTTAATAATAAGAGATAAGCTGGCATTTTATGAAAGAATAACTTCACTGCTTAAAGATTTATCGCCGCTTGCGTCCCGGTGCCTTTTTTTCAGTCAGTCACATGGTGGTTATTTAGGTATTCAAGTTGCGAGGCATTATGATAAGGTTTATTTTCTGAATAATTCCGAAAAACACGCCGAAAATATCCGCAATAATGTTGTCAAATTTGGTTTGCAAAATGTGGAATGGACTTTTTCAGGAAATGTCTCTAATTTGTATATCATTTTTTCTGAAGATTATTCTGATATTGATGAAGAAATTATTCGCGTTCATAAACCGTTTATTCTTACAACCCTAAGTCAAAAACTAATTAAAAACTCACCTTACGCTCACGTATATGAATTGAGTGGAACAAATTTGGTTTTATGTGTTCCTTATTGCAGGCATGAAGAATTTTTTAAGCTGTTTCAGTATTACATAAAAGAATGCGACGATAAACTTTATTACGATAATTTGATTCATCTCTGTATTATGGTTAAAAATGGAGGTAAACAATTTGAAGATATGCTGAATTATAACATGCATCTTATTGATCGTTGGACTATTCTTGACACTGGAAGCACTGATGAAACTGTTGAAATTATTAACCGCGTTTTAGTTGGAAAGAAAAAAGGCGATTTATTCCAAGAACCATTTATTAATTTTAGAGACAGCAGAAATCGTTTGCTTGAATTGGCTGGAGAAACTTGCAAGTTTACGTTGATGTTGGATGATACTTATTTAATTAAAGGCGATTTGCGAGAATTTTTAAATGAAATTAGAGGTGACCAATTTGCAGACTCTTTTACATTATATATTAAAAGTGATGACGTTGAGTATGGTTCCAATCGGGTTTTAAAAACGGATAGAAGGTTAAAATATATTTATAAAATTCATGAAGTTGTTCAGGAAAAGAATAACATGAATGTTGTTATTCCAGTAACTCGCTCATATATTCTTGATGGTAGATTTGATTATATGGAAGAGAGAACAATGAATAGAAAAAAACTTGATTTAAAATTATTATATGAAGAGGTTGAAGATGATCCAAATAATCCAAGATCGTTTTATTATCTCGCACAAACATATAATTTATTACAAGATTACGATAAAGCTTATTTTTACTTTTTGAAAAGAATGAATCACCCAGTTGAAGGGTTTGTTCAAGAGAAAATTGACGCAATTTTTGAAGCCGCCAGAATTGCAAATTTTAAATTAAATAAACCCTGGAAAGAATGCGAAGAACTTTATTTAAAAGCTTATGATCTTGATAAAACCAGACCAGACTCTTTATATTTCTTGGGAATTCATCATCACTTGGAAGGAAACAAACCGGTTGCATTTGAATATTTTAAAAAGGCATTTGAAGTCGGTTATCCAATTCATTGCCAATATTCATTAAAACCAACGTTAAGTTTTCATTTTTTACCAAAATTTCTTGCTCAATTATCTTACGAATTTAATGACTTTAAACTTGGTGAAAAATGCACTACATTATTTTTAGAGAAAAATAACCCTGATGCAAATATGTATAATGTTATGGTTTCATGGCATAATATTTTTATTAAACTTAATATGATGAATGTCTCTTTGTCTCACATAAGAATGACAAATTTAAATGATAAACCATTGTTATGTTTTGTAGCAGATGGTGGATTTGAACCTTGGTCTGGATTAGATATTCTTATTAAAGGAGTTGGTGGGTCTGAAACCTATATTATTGAAATGTCTAGACATATTCAAAAACAAGGACATTTTAAAGTAGTCGTTTTCTGTAACTGCATTCAGCAATCAATATTTGATGATGTTGAATATATACCTATATCTTATTACTCTTCTTTTGTAGCAAATGTTGACATTCATACTTCCATTGTAAGCCGATTTTCTGAATATATTCCTGTTTCTATTCATAGTAAAGTAAAAAATGTATATCTAGTACTACACGATTTAACACCGTCTGGTATTGTTTTGCCAATTCATGAAAAATTTAAAAAGGTATTCTGTTTGAGCGAATGGCACGTTGGATATTTTTTGAATATATTTCCACAATTCAAAGATATTACTGTTCCTTTTTATTATGGAATAGATGTTCATAAGTTTGATAACGAATCTCTTGTAAATAACGCAGAAATCCCAAAATCAAACATTTACATGCAAATTATTGAAACTGTTCAGAAAATCCCCAATAAATTTATATATTCATCTTTCCCAAATAGAGGGTTATTTCAATTGCTTCAAATGTGGCCAAAAATTTATGAAAAATATCCCACAGCATCACTTCATATTTATACTGATGTGAATGGTAAATGGGTTAATGCGGTTGAAGGTGAATTAATGGTAAAGATTAAAGGATTATTGGCGTCTCTCACAAATCATAACATTTTTTATCATGGTTGGGTTAATAAATCTGAACTCGCTGATGCTTGGAAGACTTCGGAATATTGGTTTTATCCTTGCACTTTTATGGAAACTTTTTGCTTAACTGCTGTTGAAGCCGCCTTATCAAAAACATTGGCAATAACAAATGGACTTGCTGCATTACAAAATACTGTTGGAGACCGTGGCATTTGTATAGAAGGTGATACTAACACTCCAGAATGGCAAGAAAAGGCATTATTTGCATTATTTTCCATCATGGAGGATAAAACAAAGAGAGAAGAAGTTATTGAAAGAAACTACGCTTGGGCTTCCACTTTATCCTGGGAATCGCAAGCTAACAAATTTATTGTTGAACACATTAACATTCTTTAACATAGACCCTTCTTGTCACAGAATGGTAAATATAGTAATAAATAAGCAGCATAATAAATCATAACTGAATTCACAACCCAACACCACATTGACCCCATGGTATTGTCATTTGCATAATTATAATAAAAAATACACAAAGACAAAAATCCAAATAAAAATCCGCTCCATTTTCTCTCATAAACTAAACTAAATAAAAAGAAAAACAACCATACAATAAATATAGATGGAGCTTGGTTAAAAAACAACCATTTTAAATGCCCTTTTTCGCTTACAACGGTTTTCATATTTTCAGTATTAAACTTATAAATAAAATATGGTATGGACACTATTAAATATGCCGTTAGTAAAACATTTCTTAAAGGAATGTTTGTTAATGTCATAAGACTAGCTACGGGCTGAATAACTATTAAAAATGCTGCCATAACAGAAAAAACATGATTATAAAATTTATTATCAATATTTCGCCAAATAAAAAACTCAAATAATTGCATGAAAATAAAAGACGCAAAAAATAAATACATCCATATGTTGCCAACTGATTTTACCTTATATTGAGTATAATTGTTATTGTATATAATAAGACACAAAATAAAGATACTAAATAAGAAAGTATTTAATGAAACTGCTTGATTCCAACACATTTTCTACGCCTATATTACATTGATATTTTATATAATACGTTGTGTATTATATGAAATTGCATTATTTATGATGATGGAAGAGGTGCAAGACACAACTTAATCTCACCCAAACTTGCCACATTATACTTGACAACAAGAGGCAAATCATTCTCAAGATAAACCTCAATTTGAGAGCACAAATTTGTGCACTTGATAAAGTAACCGAGATTTTTTAGGGAAAACTCACCTTGGATAACTTTTGAGGAGTCCTGCTTCAAGATGAAACCCATGCTACCATCAGACTCCTCACGATGAATTTCGGCAGAAGCAAATTGACCAGAGCACTTGAAGATAAGCTCGCTTCCAACGGACTTAATCTCCAACTTGTCAGAAACTCCAGAAAGATCACGAATAATCTTTTGGAAATCCGCAGAAGGTAAGTTAATAACAGAGGAAAACTTTACATCGGGGTACTCAAGCTCCTCAGGGTCAGGCTCAATAAGACGGAGCTTCTGCGTCTTGCATTGCTTTATCTCTCCATTCTCAAACTTTAAGGCCAAATGAGAGACAATTCCATCAACATAATCTCCATTCTCAATATAAATAGTAAGTGTATCATCATTGTCAATGGAATTAATCAACTTGAATAAATGAAACATATTCACACCAATAATAATCTTCTCCTTCTTGCACTCATAAAATTCAAAATTTTGTGCCGCTAAATGCAAATGTGCCAAAATAGTGTGCGACTTGTCCATATTAATAATTCGGATGCCGTCAGGTTGAAAGGAAATGTTAGTCTCTAAGAGAATATCTTTCAAAGCAGTCATTAAGGTTCTAAAAGGAGCAATTTGAACGGTTTTAATTGTCAATACATTATTATCAGTTGACCCCTTAATTGCGAAGTTTGACATTATGATTAAATTTTATTTATAATCTTTAAATACTTATGTCGTGAAATATTAAAATTAAACGCACTTAATTTTAATATTTAATATTTTTTCTCTTTTTAGATTTGTATTTTAACTTTTGGCATACGTTTTTGCCCATGGCCATAAAGTTGTTTTGCTTTTTTTGCAAGACTCAACGCTTTACTACCTGGTTTGCAACCTTCTTCTAATATATTGTAATCCACTGCAGCGGCTTTTCCTGAAGTTATCGCACTTGCTAAACGCGCGACTCCCCAGGATTGACCTGTTTGATTTGGTCTAGACCCTGATGAAAAATATGCTCCTTCTCCTTTATTTATTATTTTTGCTAAAGCAGCTTTGGAACAACCGGTTTTCTTTGCTAATTCATCTGTTGCTCCTATCTTTTCAACTCCGTATATTTTTCTTGCATGAGCCAAGTGTTTGGACGGCTTTGATTTGAACGATTTTACTTGTTTTCTTGTGTAATAAACACCTTTTTTATAAAGTTTTCTAGATTTCAATAACATTTTACTCTCTAATTTTCTGTCTTTTTTTGTTAGACGTCTTGGCAAATATCTTAACAAGAATTTTCTGGTTTTGTTTTTTGTTGTCATTACTCTTATATATAAATTATATTTTTTACAATATAAAAAACTATTTCTTTACTAATTTAATATGTCTGAACCAGAAATAAAAGAAGTGGATCAGGAACCCGAGGTTGAACTAGATGTTAAAGTGGAAGTATTTGATATATCTACTTATATTGATACTGTTAAAGACCTATTTGTAAAATATTATAACAACTCATATATGCGGCAACGACTTTGCTTTCATTTGACTAATATTTTGCCATCTACTCTTGAAAGCGAATATAAAAATCATGAAAAAAGACTAGAACGCACAGCATTTTTAACTAATGAGCAACAAACATTTATTCAAGTTTTTCTAAGCAAAAATCAGTATTATCATTTGCAAAACAATGGAACCTTTTATCATTATGATGGAAAAACATATAAACTAGTGACCGAGGATGACATTCAATACCAACTTCTCTCTACTATATCTAAAGATAGAACACTTATGGATTGGAAACACAAGACTAAGATTAACATTATAAAACAAATCAAAGAGAGAAATATATTTAAATCTGTTCCAGAGACTGATACTATTCAAAAAATAATTAATTTATTGTGTCCTTCCATGTTTTCAACTAAAAGTCAAGTAAAATACTTTTTATCTATTATTGGTGATGGTGTTTTGAAAAAACAAAATGACCTTATATTCTTGACAAAACCTAAAACAAAAAAAATTCTAAACGAGATAGATCATATGTGTTATATTGTTACTGGTTATGCAAATATTACTAACAATTTTGTGACAAAGTATAACGAGACATATAACTACAATAACTGTCGGTTAATCAATATTAGTGACACAATGTCCGTTGAACATTTGAGAGAAATATTTAATAAAAATGGTCTTGATTTTTTGTGCGTTGCGGCACATTATTCTGAAAGATATGGAAATTCTGATCAATATCTTCTCTCTTCAGAAGATTTGGCAAATTATGCGTTATATATGAAAAACAACACTCAAATAGAAATATTTAATAAATTTTGCGATTATTCGTTTGAATCTCCAGTTAATGACACAGTCAATGATAAAAAATATTCCATCACTTGGAAAAATATGCACTTTATTTGGAAGCTATTTATATCTAAACATTCTTTGCCAAGCATTATTTACTCTAATAATTTAAAAAAACTACTTAAAGACCGGATCGCGTATGATGAACCTAGTGACACTTTTTATAATATAACTAGTAAATACTTACCATTCGTAAGTCACTTTATTCAATTTTGGGAAAATACTATTTCTACAACTAGTTCATCTGATTTTGACCACGAAATTGAAGTTGATGAATTGTGTAGCTTGTTTAAAAAATGGACAACTGAAAATGATAACATTAATTATTACGCAGGACACACTAATGAACATGATGTATTAAAAATATTAAATCATTACTTCCCCAA